CGTGCTTGACGGCGACATAGCCCTCGCTGCCGATGCCCATGAACGGCGAATAAACGAGGTCATTCGGGTTGCTCCAAAGATGCACAGCACGCTCGATCACGTCGAGTTGCAGCGGGCAAAGGTGGCGCTCGTCCTTGTCCTCGCGAGCAATGGCGACGTTGAGAACGTTGGTCTGGTCGATCGTCATCCAGACAGGCGACGCCGCTTCCTGCCACCACGAGACGGGATAGACGCCGGGATCATGGCGCACGGGCTCAGGGGTCTTGCCGTCGCTCTCCTTTCGGAAGACCATCAGGTAGTCGGGCATGCCGACGCGGACACGGCTGCCGTCCGTGCGCAGCGTCTTGTAGAGCAACCCGTGCGCCTTGGTGCGGGTCATCTCTACGACCGGGCATTTCCAGATCGTGATGCGCGAGTGATAGATCCACCCTTCATCCTCATGAACCTGACGAACGAGGGATGGCAGATCGAATAGACCGATCACGCCGTCACGTTGCTTGCTCGTCGGCAGGTCCGAACAATGGACGGCGCTGATGCGCCCCGGCTTCGTGGCGCGCAGCAGGTCGCGCACGAGGAACCGGTACCGTTCCGCGAACTCGTCGTGGTCCGCGACGTTGCCCATGTCCCGCTCGCTCTCGCTGTAGACGTAGAGCTGCGAGAACGGGGGCGAATAGACAGACAGCCCGATGCTGTCGCCCGGCATGGTGGCCGTGAACTCGACAGTATCGCAGTGATAGGCCGCGAAACGCGACCCGATATGCTGGTCGAAAACCTCTCCGGTCATGTCATCACCCACGCCGGCAATGCGGCCGGCTTCTGCGGTTGATAGGAATGCAGCCGCGTCTCCGCCCGATGGGCGCGAGCCATGGCCTGCGTCATTTCGCGTTTCATGGCGTCGTGATCGCCGGCCTTGCGGCTTACGACATCCCAAATGGCGGCTTCGGTGTCGGCAAAGACGACATGGCAATCGACCGGCCGCGTCTGGCGAAAGCGCCAGCATCTGCGGATTGCTTGGTAAAACGCTTCGTATGAGAAGCTCAGGCCAACAAACACCATCTTGTGGCAATGTTGCCAATTCAAGCCATAGCCAAACATGACCGGCTTAACGATGATCGCCTTGCGCTCACCGCGAAGCCAAGCATCGTGCATGGCTTCCTTTTGCTCGGCTGTATGCGTGCCCCGGATTGAGAACGCCTTGTCGCCGAAGTGCTGCTCTAGCTCGTCCTGCTCATAGTCAGTGTCACACCAGATCACCCACCAGTCGGGACCGCTCGATGTATTCAGCGGCTCGCCTGATGCGTTCAGGATCGTCCCGGAACTTGCCGAGCCCCTGGTTGCAGTTTGTGCAGAGGATGCCCCTGACGGCCCCGCTTGCGTGACAGTGGTCCACGGCGAGCTTTTCGCCTCGCTTGCTTCCGAGCTTGCTCCCACAGATGGCGCATCCGCCACCTTGCAAGGCGAGCATGGCATCGTATCCGGCGTTGTCGATCCCGAACTGAGACCGAAGGCGGCCGTCTCTGCGCTTCTCGGGGCACCGGGCTCTAGCAACGGCTTTGCAGGCATCGCGATATGCGGCGTCTGCGGCATATCGTTCACGCCGCCGGGCGTTGTTTGCCTCTTGCTGCTCGGGTGGCCGCCTGAATTTTTCAGGATGCTTGAGGTAGTATTCCCGCATGTATTTGCTGTTATCGGCGGGGTCGCGGCCCTGCTGCTTTCGCCGCTCGCGCTCTGCCGGGTCGTCACGATATTTGGCACGTCGGCGTTCGGCGTATTCAGGTTTCCACGGCATGCCCAATCTCCGAATACGATTTCGGCTGCCAGTTTAGCACGGTGTTTGATCGTAAGTCTTTTTTCTCTGTGAACTGATGTCGCAGACATGTCCGGCATGCGGAACAGGTGGGCTTGCCCGTCCTTTTCCTCGCCGCGTCCCGACAGACGATCCGCCGCGACCAGATGACGATGCATCCGCAGTTCGGGCATCAGGAAGCCGTCGTCGGAATAGCCGAGATCGGATGGGCGCGAGACGCATCGCGCCCATGACGCAACCCAATCCCAAAACGGGCGCACGCCGTGGCCCTTGAGCCGCCACGTCCCGGTATCGGCGCTGTCGTGCAGGAACCAGCGCATGAGCATCTGGTCGCGCGTCATCACACCCAGGAACTCGGCATGCGTACCAAGTTCGGTATGATCGTTCGGTGCTGGCGTCGCCGTGCAGGCGAGACGGTACGGCGTGCGGCTGAACGTTTCGATCAGCCGCTTTGTCGTCTGACCGGAGAAGCTTTTCAGGATCGAGCTTTCGTCCAGAATGATCCCGGCGAACTCGCCCGCGTCGAACAGGTGCAGCCGCTCGTAATTCGCGATGATGATCTGCGCGTCCTGCGGTCCGCCGTCGCGCGATACGATGGCGTCAATGCCGATGTCGTCGGCCTCGCGCTTGTGCTGGCGCGTCACGCCAAGCGGCGCGAGCATGAGAACGGGCCGGTTCGTGCGGCTGACGACCTCCTGCCCCCATGCGAGCGCCGCACGGGTCTTGCCGAGCCCGGTGTCCAGGAACATCGCGGACGAACCAGCCCGCAACGAGAACTCGACGGATGCGCGCTGATGCGGGAACAGGGACGCGGGCAGGTCGAAGTCGCCATCAAACCCGGTCGGCTTGAACGCGCCGCGCGATGACGCGATGATGTCGTGGTAGGTTGCGAGGCTCATGCGGCGTCCTTCGCGTCGAAGATGAAGACGTGGCAGTGGCCGGGCTCGACGGTTTCAGAGCGGGCAATGCTCACGCCCTGCATGTGCCTGTCGTCGCGGACGATGCCGCCGGGCGTCTTCAGGAAGTCAGGAATGGGCTTGATGAGGTTATCGACATCCGATCGCGCCTTGAGCGGGACGGTGATCTGGACGTTGAAGGGGCCATCGAAAAGCGGGAACCCGCCGGCCGGCTTCTGCATCCAGAGGCTCGATTGCGCATGGTTTGCCCAGCGGAGATAGGCCGTCGTCCGAACGCGGCCCTTGCCTCGCACGTTTGCAAACAGCGCGTTCACAGACGGGGGGAGCGGGAGGATCAGCTTGAGGGACTTCATGCGCCGGCCCTCGGCGGGTTCTTGCGCACGCGAGCGACTTCGCCCTTGATCGCGTCCACCCGCCAGACCGCATGCAGAACGGTCGAATGATCGCGGTTGAAAAGCCGGCCGATCTGCGGGAACGAAAGCTTCGTCTCCTTCGCGACCAGCCACATCGCTTCGTGGCGGATGTCGACGATCTCCTTCGCCCTGCAAGGCCCCAGGATGATATCGTCACTCACGCCGTAGCGCCGGCAGACAAGCCGGACGATGCCCCGGCCTGTCACTCGTGGCTGGCCTTCCGGCTGACCGAATACAACCGAGAACCGATCCTCTAGCGGGATGACAGGAAACTTCTCAGTCACAATCATGGCCTGCCGGACAACGACAGCCGTCCTCTTCCGACCGAGGACAGCCGCGATTTCCGCGGCGCGGTGCCCTGCCTTCGTCATGCGGCGGAGCATCAGCAGTTCATGCGGTCGCCAGCGCCGGTTATTCCGGTCCGAAACGGCGCCACTGTTCTTGATTTGCCGCGCGGCCGCCGGTCGATAGCGTTCGACCAGATCTGAGACGATTTCTGAGCAGGTCACGGCGACTTCCCCTTTCCTGCCGAGCGGGGAGGCTGCCCGAGGCCGCGCACGTTCTCTCCTGTCTTGCTGTTGATGTGGCGCGTCGCGTGGATGATCGTCGTGTGATCCCGACCGAACGCTCTTCCAATCTGAGTAAGCGTCAGGCCCGTGTCTTTCGCGACGGTCCACATCGCAAGATGGCGAGCGAACGTTATCTTCGCGGAGCGCGATTTCCCGGCGATCTCGGCGGGGCTGATGCCTGTCACGCTGGAGACGCGACCGATGATGTCCCTCACCATCGACGGCACGTCGGCGCATGTGTTGACGACCAGCCGGTAGCGGGAAACGATGTCGTCGGTTGCCGCCGCGCTGATGGTGATGCCGAGTTCGCCGGCATAGGCGACGACGGCGGCACGCGACCTGCCATACATCAGCGCGAGCCCGGCGCCGGAAACCCCGCCGGAAACGTGCCGATGGAACATGGCCGACTCTTCGGCAGTCCAGCGCCTGCCGGGGGCGCGAAGGTGGCGGTAAGACAGATTGCCTGCCGTCATCAGTGCACCATCTCTTCGATGACGCCCGGCTCTGCGATGCGGCCGGTGCGGATCATGCGTTGGTGGATCTCGCGGATGCGGGCGGCGCCAGGGGAGAGCGGGGTTACGCTCGACTTCGGAGCAAGGCGCCGGACGCGCGCAGGCTCGGCTTCGTCCAGCGGGCGCGCGAGGATCGACAGCGCCGGCAGCGTCGGGCGCTTACACGCGACAGGCGCCGGCGGGTCGCTGTAGGCCCGCAGAATGGACTTTCGTTCCTCATACGCCTGATCGCTGGCAGTGCGGCGGCGGCGGTTGTTGCGATACGACTCCCGCTCCTTCGCCCGGCGGGCTAGCCGCTTCTGCCTCTCGCCGTTGATGTCGAGCGCAAACTTGATCGCACCGACAGGGCGG